GGAAGCAGTGCTAAGCACTATCCCATTGCTTCCCCGATGTCAATTACCTTCGTCCAGACACGGCGTCGCTAGCTGTCCTAATCGACAAAAAGCAGAAATCGTGCGTAGGAGGAAATGTAAGTTGACGTTTTGTGATCTCTGGATAAGGGATCACGACCATCTAGATAGCCATTCGGCAATCTAGACTTTCTGACCACATACCTCGTTTTAAACGGACGAGGTGTGAAAACTATGTCAGAACCGCGAGAAAAGACGTACCCACCGGCCACCAGCATCATATCAAAGTGCGAACATATCGTCCGTACTTGTGATACTGCTGGTTTCAGAAAGGTATATCTTCGTTCTACCAAAGCAGTACGGAAACCAGAATCGTCTCCATGCCACTCGGGTACGAATCGAACCGGTGTACGTAATATGCTCCTAAGGTAGATGATGGTTCGTGGTAGGATTACTCCTACTTTAGCGCACCATTCAAATACTTTATTAAGAGCTACATACACTTCGGAATCCGTAAGCAGAGACTTGACGTAGAAGGGTGTAACATCAAAACCCTCCAAAAAGTCACCTCCGCAAGATTCGCGAAATGGTCCAACCAAGTAAGACTTATCATGATTAATGATAAGTCCGCAGCTCTCAAGCAGTTTGATTAGAGAATCAGCTTCGTTTGTTGGGACGATAATATCGTCTCCATAAACAGCAGTTGATGACCAATCAATCCAGTCGTTGCGACTGCCGTGCTTTAGGCGGTTAGCATAGACTAGAGAGGTGAAGATGAGTGTCATTAGAGGGAAAGTAAAACCGTTCCCCATAGTTGACATCATATTCATCTCTATGTACCTACCGTCTGGTAATTCTATCTCGTGAGAACGAATCCTCATAAGATATTCATACCATTCAGGAGGTAAGAGCTGTCGTACTAGCTCGATGCTCAACATATCCGAAGCGGATTTCATATCAATGGTCGCAAGATCATTAGATACGGAACCTCTAAGAGCCAGTGCCTTGTTTTTAGGCTGCTGGGTGCGTATGTCAAGCCCGATGCTGCGAAGAACGTTAGTGATGTATTGTCCTACAGCAAGCTGCAGGGCCATATTTCCTGACGGTTCTATCGCAATAGTACGCTCGGTATCTTCGTTTTTCGGAACCGTTGTCAGACGCGAACCTCTCACTAAGAGTGTACCATCATTTTGTTGCTGCTCATCAAAGAGCGCAAAATAAAGGTTACAAGCTCGAAGTTTAAGTACAAGAGATTTCGCTAGGGGAGTGCAGCTCATCTTCTGATAAATCTTCTGGGCGGTATGGGTCCCCTGAACGCTATTACTAGCGCCAGGGCCAAACCTCCAGAGATCTACCAGTTGACGAGGGTCAAAAGGTATTTGTATTAGTTCAGGATCACTCCGTTTGTTAAAGCGCTCGAAACTTTTAGAAATAAAAAGCTGAGCGTTATGACGCACGAAAGGATCGAGGCTAACACCAATACCACCAACCAAAGCATTTGTCGCTTCAAAAGATTCGACAGCTGCTTCGGTGAGACCGTCTTTTTTAAGACACGCGCGCTTTCGCATGCGTTGCACTTGGCGTTGGACAGCAAACTGAATACTTCGGTCTGTTGTTGTGGCGTCATTTAACTCCTCCGACATTGTGCTGAAGAGGTTTAGCAACCTACAATCATTCTTTTCCATAGGACAACTCCTAATGGGTATGTCAAGAATCTAGTCAGAGCCAGCGTGGCAAAGACTAGTGAAAACCGAGGTACTCCCGCCAGATCTAAACGGCAACCCAGATTTTCATACTGGAGCCGTCAGAAATAGTGGAGGAAGATGTATTCCTACATCACCCCGGTTAGTACGGTATCGGCAATACCCGAAGCAGATGCAAAAAGAGCCCCCGCATGGGAGCTCAGCATCGCTTTCAGGTCTTCCGGTTCGTACGTATCCGTGCCAGCTGGCACCTCAATGATCGTAGTAATACGAGCAGTGAGGGCAGCCTGGTTCACGTACGGGACGGCACCCTTGCGGGTGATCATCTTGTATGTGTTGACCGGCACGTTCTTGACAATCCCAGTGATAGGATTGGCCGAAGGAAGAGCACGCAACACCTGCGGTCGGAAGAAGGTCAAAGTGAACGGCTTGCTCACAGAGTGAGTGTCGACGTTCGTTTGAGTTCCGCCAAGCGCAGTAATCGCATATTGCTTCCCATTGATATTGGGAGCAGTATCCGCCGTTAGCGTATAGGTAGGTGACGTCAGCCCCGTTACAGCAGCACCAGTAACAGGCGACGATGGAGCGAAGGACATAGAAAGTCCCTTTCAAGATTTTTGGATAGGAATGCATAAACCCGAATTGACGCATACGCTAGCCTCTCGGCATGCGCATGTGAGCCAGTTCCGGTGCATCTTTTCCAAGGATGGAGGAAAGGTTTAACATTTTCGTTAAACCGTAGCTACCGATTTCGTCAACCGTTTTAAAGCGGAGGCCGATACGCGGTAGGGAAGCTAAGGGTGTTCGCTCAAATTGAAAGTACTCCGCTTCTCCTGGCCGGCACGAATTTTTAAGCAATTTTATTGCTGGATTCGTCCCAGTTGCGAGCTTCGAAGTAATAACAAAATGAGCACGGTAAAGGCGATCTTGGACGAGATATTTAGTACTCCCGGAAGGGATTACAAATAAATCGTCAAGAAAATTGCCTATATTCATAAAATAATCAAGAGCCCACGAGTATGGCATTAATTCGTAAACAGCAGGAATTATACCACGCGCGTTAAGGCCCAAATGATCATAAACTGAATAGTCGTTGGAGCTTTGAAGAGCAAAATCAAAGGCTCCGACATACCGGTAACTAAGGACATATGTAGCCTGCACTGGGAACTCCATATAATTTATATGGGCTCCCATTGTAAACTTATATTGTCCCGAGGTCTGCGCAGAACCATACATACGCTCAGACAGGTCATCACGACATTTAAAGTCGTTGATTGCTTGTAAAGCGGCTTGAGTATCACGGATCATCGGTTGAATGCCGAAGTTCCAAGTTAGCCAAGCCCTAGAAGCATATGTAAAAGCAGACCGACCCTTTGTTCTCTTAATCTCAAGCAATGACTTGAAAAGCGTCGTAGTGGCTTCAATCGATCCACGAATGGATCTATGGAGGTCACTAATCTCAGCTAACGGAGCCATCGATTTAGATGCCCCAGATGCAGCCGTAAGACGAGACTTCAACCTGGAAAGCGCCTGATCGGCGACAACCATGTCTGTAGTGTGTCTTATAGCTGTGAGTCCTTGTGCATCTGTACCTGTAAGGCCACCATCCCAGATAGAACGACCAGTTGTTCTATCCCAGGATGAATCGCCAGGCAGGCCAGAGCCGATCATGTAATTACAGTCAGCAGAGAAGATATGACTCCACTCTGCGCGATTGTAATACGTGCTCGCATTGGACCCATGCTCTATCTGGTTCTTCCAGCTTGGATTTGAGTTCCTTGTCAGTGACCCAAAATGATGGACAGTACTTGTAACGGGAGCGGAATCAAAAGAGTAAGTAATCGCACCAAAGCGATTATAAACTCTCTGATGCCATTCGTCGTACATGTGACTGGCCGTATCAGGGGTCGTAACGGGCATAGCTCATCTCCAAGGCAAGAAACGACATGCGAGAAGCATGCCGTAAAGGGACTTCACTGTTACGTCGACAAATCCAATGCTTTCAAGCCAAGCTGAAGGTCGTGCGCTATTTGACTAGCGACATCCTGCAGTTTAGCGAAGTCATCGGAAGTAGCACGACCATGAAGAACATTCGTCACAATTCCAAGGACAGTTTCAAGATCCTCCTTCCCAATTTGGCCTCCCGCATGGAAGGCTTCAATGAGATGGACGAGCTGGATAAGTCTGAGGAATACGGACATAATGACTCCTTAAAGGTCGAGTTACAGTAGACGTACGGA